AGAACGCACCTTGCATATGGGCGAAGTGTGTTTCTACCCCCTGCCATAATGGGAGTTGGAATGTTGATTTTGTGCTTTGAGATTGCGTCATAATACCTCTTAACGTAGTCTAAACGAATTTCTTTTGGATACTTAGAAAAAATTGTGGCAGCAATTAAGATATACATGAACTGTGGAGTTTCATAAATTTTTCCTCCACTACGATCTTGAACCAGATACTTATCAACTACCTGACGAAGACCAGCATAAGTGAAAAGATAATCACGGTCATGATCTACGAAAGACTGAAGTTTTTCAAACTCATCTGTAGTATAAAGAGATAAAATTTCTGGATCATAAACTCCCAAATCAACACACTTCTGAGTGTGTTCTAATACCGTGGGGCAATCATGCATTCCACCAAATAGTTGTTTGCGAATAGCGAATAAAAGCAAACGTGCAGCAACAAATTGATAATTGGGATGATCCAAATCAATTAGATCAGAAGCAGAACGAATTAAAATTTCTTGAATATCTGCTGTAGAGATTCCATCATAAAATTGAATACCAGAGGTCATTTCAACCTGCGATGCTGATACCCCGGCAAGATCTTTACATGCCTCTTCTACCATCAAATGGAGTTTGTTTAAATTTAAACTTTCAACAGACCCATTTCTCTTAACTACGCTTGTTCCGTTGCTCATACTTTCTTCCATTCGTTGAATTTGATTTTTGCTTCGAGTGCTTTATATGTATTTGATTTTAACACATCCATAACAGAAAGTCCAGCGAGTACCATATCATTAATATCCTTTTGAAGATAAACTGTTTTTGGCCAAATAACTACCTTTTTACCTCTGTCGATCAGTTTGGAAATTCTATCGCAGATTTCCTTATTTCGGGGTTCATTGTCCAAAACATACACAATATCATCACCCAAATTAAGACTATCAAGTAAAATATCTGATCCACACATTGCGATGGCATTTTTAACAAAGGTTGAATCAAAGGGACCTTCAGTAACATAAATTGTTTCATCTGTGCTTACTTCATCTAGTCCATAAACTTTGGGAATACTCTCATCTAAAATCACTGTAATGTATTTAACATTGCTAAATCCTAGAGATCTTCCTTGAAACCCAAACAGTTCTCCTTCTCTAGTGTATAGCGGTATCACTATGCGACTTTCATCCCTCACAATCTTATTAAATGTGGGTTTTTGAGTATTAGTCCATTCCTGAAATTTGTCAGCAAAATAAAACTTATCAGGATTTAAAAGTCTTTTTTCAAGGTATTGTTTGGCAATGGGATTCTCAGATGCTTTTGGCAGATCTAATTTTTTCTTAAAGGTAGGTTTCTTAAAATCAAACTTTGGTTCTTCAACTACAAAGTTCTTACCTGTATGACCCTCCTTAAACTTTTCAAGAGTATATTGCTTATGAAGAGTTGGATCTATCTCTTTGAGAAAATTATTAAATGACAAACTTGCCCCACAGTTGTGACACTTGAAGTTTGTATTATTTTTGACCGGGTAAATATATCCCCTTGTCTTGTTTTTGTTTTTCTGAGAATCTCCACAAATCGGGCATCGGAAAGTATACAAATCCGATTTAACCCTTTTGAATTTTTGAAGACGCGAAGATAGGAGTCCAATATATTTGGAATCAATCAAATCCATTATGAAGAGTGCTTATTTTGCTCGCTCTATTCTACCGTTATCTGGAGAGGATGTCAATATATGCGTAACCAATTCTGAATTATTAATTGCTAAACTTACTACGGCAAGAATTCCAATACCCACCCAAACTTTTTTTTCCAATCCTTGTAACTTTAACAATACCGCATTATGATCATTATCAATCTTATCTTTCAATTGATCAATTTTTGAAAAGAGTATGTCATCTACCTTTTCACTATTGCCAATCTTTTCTTCATGAACTACAAGCATCTTAGTTACATTTGCATTTACTTCACTTATCTTTTCAATAGCACTCTCAATACGCTGCAATAATTGTTCACTTGTATGAATTTTTTCCTCAAGGATTGCAACTTTTGTTTCTATTGTTTGAGAGGGGTTATACATTGGATTGATTATGCTTGTGGTTTTCTTCTTTGCATTTTTGCAAGATCTTTAAAGAAAGGATTCCAATTTCTTCTTCTACCTCTTCTTAAGTCAACTGGTGGATTATCGGGAGGTAAACCAGCGATATTTCCACTAGAAGCATTATTAGTTGGAGCAGAAGATGCAACACTCATACCATCTTCACGAAGTTGATGAACTATATCAATAATTCTATTTATTTTACTTTCCATTAGATTGATTGTAATTGTTGCAAACAGTCAACATCTTCTTGAATATCATCTATTTCAGTTTTTGGATATTCTGGAATACGATTCAAAAATAATAAAAAACTTTTTATTACTGGCCACAATTCTTGATCCAAATTAAAAAATAATAATGGCACGCAAGCATCATCAAAAACGTTGAATAAAACAGTCAGGTGATTTAAGATTAAATGAATCTTAAGTTCACCTGTATTTTTATATCGTTTTAATAATCTTTTAATATATTTGATTCGCTTCAAATCATCCTCAAAGTCTTCTTTTGTGACTGCTTGTGGATTATCGTAAAATTTTATAGCAAATAGCAAATAATTGCTTTCGTTCAATTCACCAAATCTCATATCATGCAGTCACAGTTAAAGTAGTTGTTCCAAGACCAACAGGAGTTACACCATCTTTTTTGACGGAGAATGCGGTTCCAGCACCACCAACATTACGAATAATATCCGATGCAAAGGAACTGGTAACTCCAGCAGCATTGTAGATGTCAGTAATAACACCAACAAATCCTCTAGATGTATCAATTCTTAATACAGTTGCATTAGTTCTTGTGCTAAATGTAACTCCAAGACCTGCAGTAATTGTTGATGCAATCGTGCTTGCAGTTCCGATTTGGACAGAAGTAGTTCCAACAGCAACAATAGGAACATTAGTGAGTTTGCCTGCTACTGTTAGGGAACTTCCAATTGAAACACCCGCAACGGAATCAACAAAGATATTAGTTCCACCAATTGCAACAGTTTGTCCAGATGTAGTTAATGTTGTTGAGAATGCGACATTTGCAGAAAGAACTGTGCTTGGTGCAGTAAATGCAAATGCAATTCTATTACTAATTTGTCCATTATAATTTGTTGTCAATTGTGGACCAGTTCCAGTAGTTGTTCCAGTACCAGAATATTGATAAGTCCAGTTAGAAACAGTAACTCCAGGTGCTATTGAAGATGCTGTAGCAACAATTGCTGTCGTTTCGTTTGCTCCGTTTGCATCAAATGCACGAATACGGATGGTTGCCCCAGCACCAGCAAACACAAGTTCATTGAATGTAAGGTGAACATATCCAGTTCTTCCAGTTCCAATTCCGGTAGTTGCTCCACCACCAACGGAAATAATTGATGCTCTATTTGGATCTTCAAAGAAAACAGCAGCAGGAGTAGCGACGGATAAACCAGTACTAGTGCTTCCAATGGAACTAACATATCCACCAGTTCCTGCAAGTCCTACGACAGGAACAAGAACCTCATCATAAAAACGAGTACCAATTCCAGAACGCTCAGATCCTTTATAATGTCTGTGAACCCACCCACGAACATCAGCAAAGACATCATGTCTGCTGTTTGCTCTTGCTACATCATGAACAAATTTAGGTATATTATAATTATTTGATGCGAGTTCAGTTGTTGTAGAAATGCCCCAAAGTGACATGTGACTTACCTATAAATTCTTTTTCTAGTAATATTTATAAAAAAAGGAGACCCTTACTCTAGGTCTCCCATGTATTTAAAGTTAAAACCTCAGGGTGTTAAATCCTCAGCACCCTTTTCTTTCAATCTTGCTTGAATTTGCAAAAGGATGAGTGAGAGAATACCATTTGCTTTAACTTTTGGATTTGCCCCAAGTGCTTCCGAAACTGCAAAAAGAACAGTTGCGATAAGTGCTTGGTTAGCGATTGCCCATGCGATTGCTGCTGACATAATAACCTCGTATGAATAAACCTGAATTATTTATCAATCTAGCTTATATTGAGGGTCATCCCATCCAGAATGTTGTGGTTTTTGTGCTTGTTCTCGTGCTTTTTTTGCAGCAAGTTTTTTGGCAGGTGGATTTACTGGAGGTTCTGGATTAACACGACTTGTGCGATCTTTTCTTACACCCCTATCCTTCTCATGTTTAAAAAGGGTTCTACCACTTCTAGTCATAAGTCCTTTACCATCATCAGATTTCATTAATCCTTCTATGGCACGACTACGAGGCCTTCTTGGTTTTCCCCTATCTTCCCTTCTTCTTTCGTCAAGCATTTCATAATCTTCAATTGTTTCTTCAGATGTAACCATTGCAATAGGATTTTTTACACCCATTGCTCTTAATTTATTTTTAACAAGATTTGTAGTTGTAGGAATTGATCGTGGATCTACTTCCCCCCTACCCTTCTTTTTGCTATCAGTTTCAGATCCACATTCAGATTCTTCTTTTACTGATCTGTCTGCTTCTAATTTAGCAGCGATTGCCATTTCCTGCTTTTTTTTGTTCGACTTGCCTTTAAACTGAGGAGCATCAGAAGTTTGGAAGTCCTTTATAACATCCCCCATATCTGCTTTCGCAAGATTCATTTTTTCATTTACAATTCCAAGAAACTTAGAATATCCAGTTTCCTCTTGAACTTTTGAATCTGGGAATAATGTTACATTATTTTTTCCACGCATTACTGTAATTTCTTTATCAGATCTTGATTTATTTTTATTTGATTTTGCCTCAAGCATATCAAATTGTTCATTTCTAGATCCAATTGCACTATCAATCTTTTTACGACGATTTAAAAGATAATTTCCTTGTGGATCTCTTTTTCTATTAGTATCTGGAATTCCATTATTATTAATATCACCGTCACCAGAAGGTCCAGTTGACTTATTATAAGGATCTAATGAATTTCCTCTTTTTTTACGAATAATAGGTCTACCAACCATTTCAATATGTTGAATATTTGGATTTTCTCTTTTTTTATTGATTAAGTCACGAGTCCATAAATGTATTTCGGTTTTTCCAGTATCTTTATAAGTTACTCTAACTTCATATTTGATTGCATCCATATCCTCAAAAATTTGAGAATCCTTTTGCACTTCTTCTAAACCCTCGACAAATACTTTATAAAGAGCATTTGCAACGCTATTCGTTACAGAGTTATCTACATCATATTCTTCGTAAATTCCTTTACCAAAAAGCATTCTTTTTGCAAGAATTTTTACTTGCATAGGAGCCTGAGAATTCCTCATTTCAGTTTGCCATTCTTGCTGCAAAGTAGTCTTGTTTTTCTTAGCCTTATATCTAACATCTGATGCGAGTTGACTTGCTTTTTCTCTAAAATCCCCAACAGAAGAATTTGATTGTCTGTTTTTTGCAGATGCAGGAGATGCACCAGGTTTAATATTCCTTGCTGGAAGTTCTTCAAATATTTTAGTATCCATTGTAGATTTTAACTTTATTTTTTCCTGTATTTATTTATGAATTCTTTACCATAGGAAACTCCAGGAACCATGGTCTTTACATATGAAAGAAATCCATCAGTACCAACTAAAGTATTTGGTTTTCCAGGTTCCCTATATTTTGTATTCATTTTTTTCTCAGTATATTTTTTAGACTCCATTACATCTCTAATCCAAGATTTAAACATAATATTATCTTCAGTTACACAAATCAAATAATTAGTTCCTCTACGAATAATACGACCAATAAGTCCAGTATTTAAATTTTCTACCAATTGTCCAAGTTGAAAAATCTTTTCTGCTATATAATTTTCACGAAGATTCTTCCAATCAAACTTAGGAGCAACTTCCCAAGTTTCAAATCCTTCTTTAATATTCATTGATTGGCGAATAATGTTGAATAATTGAACGGCAATATTTTCATCAATATCTTTAGGAAGACATGACATAAATGTATCAAAATCACCCTCTGCTGCTGCCAATCTCATTTTAGATGCAGATATGCCTCCAATTCCTTCAGAATCTGGATCCCTATCACCTGCAGATAATACATTTATATTGTCAAATTGATACAACTGCCCATTATAATTATTTGATAACTTTTCAAATTCTGGTACTCTATCTCCTCCAGATACAATTTGAACATTTGTATATCCATCATTATGTGCCTTTTTAAGGACATCAAAGATGGTTCTAAAATTTACATCATTCATAATTCTCTCAGAATGTTGAGGGAACATGAGTCTCATAAAGGAAATTTTTGTATCGACATCCAATGGATTCTTTTTACTATCTTGTGTTCTGGAAGGAACGATTATATAATCTTCACCATTTGATACGGATGCTGCAATATCAAGAAGTTTTTGATGTCCTGCTGTTGGTGGATTAAAACGCCCAAAAGCAATCGTCAAAGTTCCTTTTGTTTTGGGAACATCTGGAGGTCCTGCAGGTTGTTGAGGCACAGATTCTGGTGCAGTTTGTGCTTGAGGATCTTCGGGAGGCATTTGCTGTGGATCCTGTTGCATCTGAGGATCCTGAACTTGCGTATCAGGTTGATCATAATATCCTAGAGATATATTTTTCTCTTGTTCTGTTTGTGCTGAATCTTTAGATCCAATTCGCTGCCTTTTATTATAAAATTTTAATTCACCTTTCACAGTTTTTGCAGCAAATTCATTTGTTGCTCTATCATACCATCCCCCGTGCCCATCACCAACAAGACCAAGACGCTTTGCTTGCTGTACGGCAGGAGTTGCTTCTTTTAAAAATTGAAGAAAACTTTTCATTACCTATCCCAATTTTTCGGCATTAAACTATTCATAATATTGAAATATACTTATATTTATGACTACCAATTCTTTTGAATTGTGAAATTGGCATGGGAAAAAACCTCACGATTGACCAATTTAAACATACCAAACTCATTGGTCATAACATAACCTTCAGCATCAATTCTCTCATTAGCAATATATGCCTCAGGTCCATTGTTACGACAGAGGTAGAGACAATCTTCCTTAATGGTCTTAATAAGTTTCCAAAACTCAATCAGCAGATGATCACATTCAAAGTCCTCAGGATTGATTTCACGCTGCTCACGAATGCAAGAGTTAATCTGCTGTTTAATTTTTGCCGCTTCTTTATCAGAAACGAAGTTGACCATAGATGCCATTTGACGGGCGAACTTGCAGATTTCTTCAACATCAGCAAAGGAATCCTGATCGTACATGATGTAGGCATCAGGTTTCACGAACTTCACCGTGTCAGTATTATTCCAGATGCTACGATCAGGGAATGCATGGGCATCACGAAGATCGCTCTCAGCATAATAGCAGGTATGTGGTGCGATGATGATTGCTTGAGAAACTACCTCAGGAAACTGATAGGTGATGGTGTTAGGTTTGTATTCAGAATTACCACCAAACCCAATAAAATCACCTTGATAGATGGTCTCAAATCGGGACAGACAATTGAAGCAAATATGAAGAATACTCGCAACTTCACCCTCATAATGAAGATCAATCTCTTCATGATTGTGAGCAATACGAATCTTTTTCTTGTTAAAGACCGCTTTGGTTCCTACAAAGAACTTACCGCAGGCAGGATCAATTCCCCAGACAATAGCAGGAGCACCATCAATCTTTACGCTCAGATTGCCAGGAGTTAAGAACCAATCCAACACGGACAGATCGCCCGCCAAGATGGAATCTTCAGGATGTTGGAGATGTGTGTTTTTCATTTGAGGTTTTGTGGTCATGCCAGTATGATAATCGACAATCCTGGATCTGCCATGGCACCTTGTGCCAGATTAAAAAGTGGAGATAAGGAGACTCGAACTCCTGACATCAGCCTTGCAAAGACCGCGCTCTACCAACTGAGCTATATCCCCAATAAAAGAATTATATCACCTAAGTGGCATAAGGTCAAATAATTCTGGATGAAGTTTTCCATACTTCCTCATGATTTCTCCTGCTTTTGCATTTGCTTCATTTTCTAAAGGACTACCAGGACTAGATTTCATTACCTTACCATTAATAGTTTGCTTATAATGAATATATTCATGAGCAAGAGTTCTTAGAATGTCCATTGGATGGCGATTAATAGCACTAATGTAGATAACTCCATCGCTATTCATCATACCAAATGCCATATTTTTCTTTGAAAAATCGACATCATCAATAAGAATATAAGGAATATCAATAGTCAATCTTAATTCTCTTTTTAAGAAAACTATAAATCTTTTAAGAATTTCATTAAATTGAATTCTACTTATTGGTCTTCCCGTTCTTTTTCCAAGAATAGACATATTTTTTGAAATATTTATTCTTGTCCTACAATCGCGCCGATCTTTTCATCAAGATCTACAATCACCGAACGAATATCAACAATACGAGGAGGAACAGAATCCTCATCGTAAGTATAACCTTTCTGATGCTCAAAAAGAAGTTGACGAACTGCCGCAGCAGAACGAACATCCATTTTAATTGTTACTTGTTTTTCTTTGCCCATTTAATTAATCCTCAATTTCAAATTCTTCAAACTGATCTACAGATACTTTATGTTCACCATCAATAAGATACCAATGTTTTCCATCTTTGTTTAGACCAAGGTATTTGATTTGATCTTCTTTAAAATAATTTTCTCGCATTGCTGCTTGAATTTTAAGATGAATAAGTTCAGATTTAGATGGAACTTTCACGAATCAGATGTCTCCCTCTTCACGATTCTCACTATAATAAACATCAAAATATCCTTCAGGATAACGCTTCATCAGTTTATCAATATTAGTTTGAATCACTTCATCGAACGAAACTTCAAGAGCAATACATGCCTGAGCAACATACCACATCGTATCGCCAAGTTCTTTAATTAGATGAGTACGAGTATCTTGATTCCAAGATTTGCCCTGAAATACCATTTTCTTCACGATCTCCATAAATTCCCCACCCTCAGCATTAATACCAACAGCAGCAGTAAGAAGACGCTCGATGTTTGCACCTTTTTCATCTAACTCAACCATACGGTCAGAGAGAGCAAGAAAGTCTTTGGATGCATCGGAAGTAACGGCATCTACAAAGTTTTGATATTTGCCAAAATCAATTTTTTGTGTCATGAAAATTTAAATCCCTCAAATGATTTTTTTGGTTTCTTTTCTTCATAATTATACTCCTCTTCGTGTCCGCTGTCAAGTATGTCCTTCTGTGCGGATTGTTCTACATCATAAAGTCTCATCTTGGCACGATCAATACCAACTACAAATCGTTTGAAGATTGTTGGATCATTATAACGATTTTTCAATTGTTTTACCATAATCTGCCCCAATCCCTCCAAATCTTCAGTACTAATAAGGGCAAACATAAGATCAGCAGTAGCAGGAAGACCAAAGGACTCACTAGTATCAGTAAGTTCAACATCAGAGTTCCCATAACCACTACGAGTAGTCTGGGTAGCGGAAACAATAGGAACATTGAATTCCACTGCCAAACCGCGAAGTTCTTCTGCAATTGATTTGATATAAGAATAAGAATTGACAGAGTTATTTGCCTTATGCCTAGAGGAAGCACAAATATTAAGGTAATCAATGAAAATAATATCAGGTCTGAATGATTTCTTAAGAGCAAGTTCATTGAGGAGTGCCTTGAAATGTCCAGAATGTGCAGAAGCAGTGGGATATTCCTTAATAACTAAAGAACCTTGTGTCTTCTTCGCAATACTATTTACTTTGGTTTCAAATGTTTGGCGTGGTAGATCAACCAACTGCTGAATAGGAACATTCAACAAGTTTGCGTCAATTCTTTCAGCAATTCTCTCCTCTGCCATCTCAAGAGTGATATAGAGTACATTCTTACCCTGTAGTAAGGCAGAACTGGCAACGTGACACATAAAGAGGGATTTGCCGACTCCAGTTCCAGCAAGAGCAATATTGAGAGTCTTATTGGGCAAACCACCCTTAGTAATCTTGTTGAAGTATTCTAAATCAAACTCAATTTTATCTTCCTTTCGATGATAAAATTCATAGCGTTCCTCATAATTCTGAAGATAGTCATGACCAATGTTATTATCAAAAGATACTGCTAAAGCATCGGAAAGAATACTAGGAATTGCATCCCGATTCTTCTTCGCATCATTGCCATCAGCAATATGAATTGATTCCATCAGAGCAAGGTAAATTGCTCGGTCACGACACCACTTTTCGGTAGTATCTAGCAACCATTGCTTCTCCACTACTGAATCATTGAGTGATATACAGATTTCACGAATATCTTTAATATCAGTTTCAGTTAAATCCGTGCGATTCTCAATTTCAATACCAAGTGCTTCTTTTGTAATAGCAGAATTATATTTGACAATAAACTGAACGATTTCTTCAAAGACTACCTTTTCAGACTTTTGCTCAAAATACTCAGGTTGTATAAAGGGTATAACTTTTCTAGAATAATCTTCATTATATACAAGGTTTCGGAGAATCGTAAGTTCAAGTCTTTCAATCATTATCAAGTTCCATAAGAAAACTCTTTTTGTGCAATTTCATCAAGTGCCTGCATCACTTCAGGAGTAAAATATTTTTCTGGATTTTTTAAAATCTCTTTTGCATAAATTTTCTTTCCATTCATCTCATATCTTCCCGCAACATTCTTCCAAATTTCTCCAATTTCGCCTAGTTCAAGAAGACCATAATAACGATCAAGACCACGCTCATCATAATAGAGACGAACCTCAACATCTTTATTCTCTTTACTCAAACGCGACTTAGCAGTCTTTGCCTTGATAATGTTTCCAATGACTTCTGTTCCATCCTTCTCCTTTTTCTTTGATAGATGAATAATAGTAGAGGCGGCATACTTAAGGCCAGAGTTGTGAGAAACAATACCTCCATGGAGTATATAATGATGTTCCCCCTCCACTGTAATATCATATACTTTTTCTGTTTTAACTTTTTTGATAGACTTTACAATTCGATCCATGCCACCTCTTATACATTGGGTATGTTATTTGTTTCTGACAGTGTTCACAGACAACCTGCCTGTGTTTTTTTCCATAATGAGGAGACTTCTCCCCCTTTCTTTCGGATGCCAGTTCTGAAAGAAGTTTTTTTGTTTGTTCTGAGTGTGTTTTGTTGAAGAATGGATTGGACTCCCCACTCATCTTTTCACTCATCATTTTTTTATGTTCTGGAGAAGAAACAGTTTGTCTATGTTTCTCCCGAACAACAGGATTGAACATTGGATTACTTTGTCCATAATTGCCTTTTCCATAAAACGGATTATTCTCACCTGAAGTCAAATGAGAATAACTTCTCCGTATTCTATCATAAGAATTTAGATTCTTACACCTAACTCCATTACCATTACTAGAGCACATACGATAAAAAGCATAACACATTTTTTTCTTATACTCACCCTCAACCATCTTTAATAATAAATGATGACAGATGAAATGTTCTCTTGGAGTTAAATTTACTAAATTATCTTTTGTATTTTTACCTCCAAATGATTTGGGAATGATGTGGTGTCTTTCTGTAATTCCATTGATTTCTCTTTCCTTTGCTCTTTCTATAATACGAAAGTAGCAACTTGTATATTTGTTTATTATAAACATTAGGTTCTGGTCTTAAGTATTACTATTTAGACCAGAACCTATTTTCATATTGAAATTGTTGGAATGCATTTGATTGCATCTCCGGGTAAAAGATCAATTACTTTTTTCCATTCATAACCGTTTTCAGTATCCACTAAAAATTTATGATCTGCACTACATTTAACAATTTCACCATCCTCCATTTCCATCTCAAACACTTCTTTATCATTAAAACAAAAAGTATCAGTAACATAAGAGTATCCAAACATAGTTCTTACTTTGTCTCCAACTTTAATAGATTCAATAGGAACAAAACCTTTTACTGTTTGTATCTTAGTTCCGGCAACTAAGCAACCACCCCCCATCTCCTTAGTAGGAACATAAGCACCAATTACATCATATGTGTGATTAGTTACAATCATTGGAATGTTTGCTTGACCAAGTTTCAAGGTAAGCATACGGAATGCGCCTTTAATTAATTGAGATTTGGTCATATCTCTTACTTCTTTATCATTCAGAGCATCAGTAATTTCCTTACTAGTTGAAAGCATTCCCAAAGAGTCTAACACAAACATACAAGGATTACGTTCTCCTTCAGGTTTCTTCATATACAGATCAACTGCTTTCAGTGCCTTTCCACGAAACTCTTCTACGGTGACAACATTGACCACAACCACACGAGTTGTGTCAACTCCTCTACTCTCCAATAAGGATCTTGTGATCGCAGCTTCAGTATCAAAATACAGACAATATCCAGTAGGATTATTATCAAGGAAATTCTTGACCACTGCCAAACTAAAGAAAGTTTTCCCAGTACTACTTTCACCTGCAATTGCAGTAATTTTGTTGCCAGAAACCCCACCAAAGATACTCCCACTGACAAGAGCATTAAAGATGTATGAACCCGTATCAACATAAGTTTCGGTTTCATCAATATTTGATGCCAGTTGTGTATAATCGCCACCAATCTCTTTTACAATATCTTTAAGAAAATCCATTAAATCACCATCCCGTATTGTTCACGAAGTATTTTTTTATAATAATCAGGATTTGTGTTCCTGACTTCTTTTACAGTTTTAAGTTTTTGATAAAGTGCAGCATCTCCACCTACACCAAGAGCACTAATGATCGTATCAAGTTCCTTGTCATTAATTGGTAATTCCATTAGGTAAAAAAGAGTTCTAAATTTACAGTTTTTTTCACATTCCATCCAATTGCATCCAAGATAACTTTCATTGGATCAAGGAAACCTTTATTGAATTGTAGTTCATAATCAATATATTTGTCCAGTCCCAATTCTTTTGGAAACATTTGAACGAATGCAATTACGTTCTCACGAATTGGATTTGGAAGTTTAAGATAACAAAATTTAATCTTCTCACCATTTTGAATGAGTGCATATTTTTTATCCAATCCCTTCTCTTTAATCATATAATTGTATATTAAAGCACCCCTTGCGTGAATTGGAGTTCCCTTACCATAAAGAGTAGAAATTGCTTTATGTTTATTTACATCCGAAACCATACGAGGAAAAGATATTTCTTCAGCAGAAAGACCATTAAAAGTTTCACGACAACTATCTATGTAAGAAATCATTTCATCTTCAGTTTTACTCATTACTATCTTCAGGCCTTCCTTAATCATTTGACGACAAGGTGCAGGAGTAGAAGATTTAACTGCTTCAATTCCCATAATCTTAAGCTTTGGTTCATCATAACGAACACCTTCACTATCCCAAACATTTAGAATATAACGCTTCTTAGCA